GCCTTGTTTTTTTCTCAGGTGTTAAGAAGGTTTTTTCGTTGATGCTATCGATCATGTATTCGCAAAAAGCGATATTTTTGAGTAATTCACAAAAAGTCATTGTCGACTGTCCTTTGTTTATGTGGTGACTTCATTGCCCTCACACCAATATACTATATTGAAAAAACAACAAAGGCAAATAAAAAGCAACAAATAAAATGATTATTTTATGCCTTTTCGATCAAAGTATCGCCTGAGCGCATCCCTGTACATTTTTTCATTGTACTCAAAAGCGATCATAACATCACGTTGCTCAAGCACACCATCATCAATGATTGCGTCAAAGAGCATATCAACACCATGATCCCCGCATACTTTGCGGTATTCATCAATCAAGCTGCTCAAGGTGGTTTGACAATCCACCATCTGAATATGAAGCCTCAAAAGCCTGTTACGGCCCTCAGCTATTTTGTGTACAAGGTTTTGTATGCGTTTCTCAAGTCTTTGCTCATTGCTCATAATTGCTCCTTTATAGATCACGCCCATAGCGTATTTTATCGTATTCCTGAAATAATGATTTTTGCTCACGCGGTCTTGATGGCACAGACCACGATCGCCCTTTTGTTGTGCCTCTTTTTGTTTCAATGGTACAAGCTTCATATCAAAACAAATCAAGTTGTGCGTTTTCAAGCTTGTACTGTTTACGGGCCGCCTCAATGCGCCCCTCAATGATTGGCAAGTATTCGGGCGTGAGTTCCATACCCACAAAATCAAAGCCCTCAAGCAATGCCGCCGCGCCCGTTGTACCGCTACCCGTAAAAGGATCAAGTATAACCGATCCCTTTTGCCCGCCAATCAGCTTGCAACACCACCGCATGAGCTTGATCGGCTTGACTGTGGGGTGTATGTTGCGCACCTCGTTTGCAGTACGCCCCGCGCCCGCCCTCGGATTGTCCAAACCTGCGGATCCCTCTTTGCGGTGTACGGCCTCAAAGCCTTTGGTTGTTTCCAAATGATCAAGCCCCTCCTCACGCTCAGATCGTGAGGCTTTTGCGCATTGATAAAGGTTTGCGGGCCATCGGCCTTGAGGTGACCAATTATTAAATACTTGTTTTGAGGCGTTGAATTGCGTATCAGTTTTCATGTTTTTTATTGCTTTGTTTTCATGAGGTGGTCTGTAATTATCGTTTTCATTTGGCCCAACCCAACAAGGATCACCATACCCAAAACGACACCCATCAATATTGAGCGCACCCGTGCCATGTTTCAACACATTTTGTGCAATCGTCAAACCCTTTTCAAGCGGCTTGCGAAGTAACAAAGCGGGTTCAACAGCGGGCTTGAGAGCCGTGCCAAATCCCGCCCATTTTTGCGCGTCTTGTGTTGCGGGTTTTGTGTATACAAATTTTTCAGCTGACAGTTGCCCAAAGTTTGTATGGGCTTGTTTATTGCTGCGCTCTTTTGTGCCCACAACCTCACGCACCGCACCCGCCTCACGATCGATCGCTTTGCTTATATCGTGCGATTTTGGAAATCCTGAGAAGTAACACCAATGAATCATATCACGTATCACAAACCCGCCTTTTTGCGCAGCCATACCCAATGCACAAACGGTACGCGTTGAGCTAAATGCTATCATGTGCCCGCCGTGTTTCAGCACCCGCAGACACTCAGCGAAAAAGTTGTGACAAGGTACGGCCGCATCCCACTCCTTGCCCATAAAGCCTGAGAGCTTGCGCCCCTCCTCAATGTCAGCCCATGTGCGCGCTATGCCATCAGGTGACATGCCATACGGTGGATCGGTTACGATGGCGTCAATGCTGTTGTCAGGCAACGTTTTGAGCAGCTGCATGCAATCGCCGTGTAATATTTTTGTTGTTGGTATATCATCCCAATTGTCGATCATTGTCATTGTCCTTTGTTGTTATTGAAGCTTTTTGATTCTTTGAGCTTGTGTATTGAATTAAGGCAAGTATTTTTTTTCATTGTCTGTGCTTTTTATACCTGTACAAAAATGAAACCTCGTATCTAAGCGCATCCAGCCCATGATCGTGCATTTTTTCAGGGCGATCTTTTCCTTTGGTTTTACTCCACTTGTATTTTCGAAACTCTTTGATCAACTCTTTGCAGTTGCTGAAAACATAAAGAGCGGGCCGCCCGTTTGCATCCAGCTTGAGCCGATCCTTGACCTGATTGATTGTTTCCATAACGCCGATGTGTTTTGGTGCGGGCTTTGTATGGATCCCCAGCTCACGGGCCAAAAGTAACCGCCCGTCTTTTGACTCAGGATCCGCAACTACCCACCGCAGATCGGGATCCTTCGCACCTAATGCAAGTATCATGCGCCCGTTTTCAAGTGTGGTTTTTTCGGTCTTGTAGTACTCGCGATAGACATAAAGCGCATCCTCATCCTCATCATGTGCGATCCACAGGCATGCAAAAGGGTTTCTCACCCCAAAGTCAATGCACATATCACGCGGCCAGTGCTCAGGAATCTCAAAGGGTTTGACCACATGCACAGCCCGATCAAACTCAGGATACACCAACCCGCTTTGGCTCGTAAACATGCCAAACAATCGCGCGTTTTGGCTTGCCTCGCTCAGATGTGCAACGGCCCGCCTGAGCTTGTTGCTTGATATGTACGGATTATCAAGCCCGCTGATTGCATATCGATCAAAGCCCTGCGGTTGTTGGTCCACGAAAAAATCATACAAAAATGACAAGCCCTTCAAAGGTGTTGCCGTGATCAGGATCTTGCCTTGTGTGTCAACGGTCCGTAGCATGCACTCATCAAAAACGTCAACAGTTGGCTCTTCATCCATCCACACAAACTTAACGCTTGCACCTTGGAATTTTTCGCGCCCTGCATCAACGGACAAAGACACGATCCGGCCACCGTTGGGCAACTTCATTGAGGCGCGATCTTGTGCACGCCACCTGATATATTTTGTGCCGTGAGGTGCATATTGTTCCAACTTTGGCCGCCCGTATTCCAGCGCATCACCATAGCTGAGGGCCGCATACCATACCGTTTGAGGCTTGCGTTGTATCAAGTCCTCAGGCAAGTTGTTGAGCCTCATCCACTCTTTAACCCACCACTGATCACGGCCCGCCGCGATTGCAACCGCAAGCTGTGCACCGAATTGCGTTTTGCCCGCACGGTTTCCACCTGTACACAAAAACGCCTCACCCGCATTGCCAAAACGCAAAGCCGCCTCACGTTGCGATGTGCGCCGCTCCTCAACTTCGCAATGATCACAACGATATGTACCCATGCCGATCATTTTCATCGGACGGCCACAACCGCGCGGGCGATCGCTCTTTTTGCCGTGACCATCCCACCTATGACAATACGGGATCCAAAGGCGCGACAACGCCAAAGGATACCCTTTTTTTATCTCAAGAAGTTGCCGGCGGGCACGAGGTAAAGACATGCTCAAAACTCTTTGCAAATAGATACAAGCTCTTTATATAGCTCTTTGCGTTGTCGATTGAGCAAGATACCAAAATATGAGGCAATCGGCCACAGGCTATATTTGCCAGCTTGATAACCTTGCACCCACTTATTGACCGTTTGCACCTGTACAACCGCACGCTTTGCAAGCTCTTTTTTGCAATACCGATCACCGGCTTGTTGTACCCAACTTTTCATCAGGTGTTCAAACTCTTTGTTTTTACGGCTCACGCTTTTGCGCTTTGGGTATTTGTTCATTTTCTTTGGTGGTGGTGAATCGATCAACAGATCCGCACGAAAGGCCCGCCTCATTGACTTGCTCTTTGTGCGGCTGCTTTGTATGCTTCCTGAATCGCTGAGATAACGGGGGCACGGTACAAAGTGATATGCTCAAGGTATACCGTTTCGCAAGGCTTGCCAGCTTGTTTGATGGTGACTTGCAACGGCATTGCTTTTGTGTTGGTCAAAGTCAAAAATGTGATTTGATCATCAGCATGCACAAGGGCCACAGGATCCGCTACACCATAAGCCGCCAAAACGCTTGATAGAGCCTCTTTGTGTTTTGTGGGTGCGCCTTCGTATCGCTTTTCAATCTCGCGCGTGATTTTGAGGGCTTGCAAGCGTTGTATCATAGCATCAAGATCGCTGTTGCTCATGTCCTCAGGATTCACATCAAAAAGTGAGGGCTGCACGGGCTGTGATTGCAATGATTCGATTTGTTGACGATCAATGATTTGATCTTGCACTTGCTCAGCTGTAAATGTTGCCCATTGTGGACGAATCGCAACCTGTATATCATGAGATTTGTGCCATACTGCGATCCGTTGCTGCTTTGGAAGTTTTTTAAGCTCAGGATGTGAATCAAAAAGGTGATACTTTCGATCAGCAAATCCGATCTTGCCCATAGCCGCCAAATCATAAGCTGCGGGCCATGTTGCTTGCATGCTTTTGCGCATTTGCTCAGCGATCACAGATAGTGACACAGGGCGATCATTGTTTGCAATCAAGTACGCAAGGATCTGCGCTGCATGTGATGGTGAGGGGTGTGATCTTTCGATCAAGTCTTTTCTGATTTTGTGATTGATGTTCATTGTTTTTTTTCCTTTCGGGTTGTGGGTTGTGGGTTAGTCCTCATCAAGATCAATGGTCGGCCCATCGATCAAGGTTTTTATTTCTGTATTATATTCATTGATCAATGTTTGCACGTCAACATTTTCAGCATCAATCGTTATTTGCACAGGCGGCGGCCCGTCTTTGACGTATCCATGACAACGCTCAAGCAGCCACGCAGCCGCTTGCCATTGCTCAGATGATGCCTCACGAATCACTTCTAACAGCTGGTGTGATCCTTTTGTGCGTGCTTGCTCAAGTTTGCGATAAAATGATCGGTACGGTTGCCGCCCTTCTTTTGCAAGGTTGATCCACCTATACAGCGTTGAGGGATCAATGCCGGCATAATATGCGCATTGATCGCGGGTGTGGCCCTTTGATGCCGCTTCCAACAAACGCGCAACTATTTGCTCATTCAGGATCTTTGCAGGTTGGCCCATCAGTTGATCCCCATCGCTTTTGCGCACATGCGGCGTACTTGCTCACCTGTACTGATGCCGTTTTTTGCAGCTTGCTTTTGTATTTGCTTGAGCATCTTGTCAGGAAATACAACGCTCAAAGTTGGTGATCTTTTGCGGCCGCTGTATGCGTTCCCGCCTGCGTTGAGTATGTTATCATTGTCTTTCATTGTTTCCCCTTTGGTTATTGTGGTGGTAGTTCTTCGCGGGCGGTCATGCCGATCCCTGTGTACAATCTCAAGGCCCTTGCAAATGCGCGGGTTTCAGCCATCCTGATAAATGCGCTTTGTACCATCTTGCCGGTATTCTCAGGCGTGCTGTCACCATAGGCAACAAAGGTGCCGCGTGTGCCCGTTATGGTTGCTTCGATGACTGCGTATTGTTCCACCATCGAATAATCGATCAGTTTGCTTGTCATGCTGTCAAGGCCGTTGCGATGTGCCAGATCCAACAGCCCCGAAAACAAAACATATTCTTTGCCTTTGAGGTTTACGATCTGATCATTTGCACGCAATAGATCGATCTGTGTGGGTGTGTGCAGCTCACAAGTATAAAAATGCTTTCCCCCGTGAATCACGGTATGTGTTGCGATCTCGTTGCACTTGCAACATGGTTTTTTTTCGTTTGTTTTGATGATTCTCATTGTCGTTGCTCCTTGTTTATTGGTTGTTGTTGTCGTTAAGGTGTTGCTCATACATTGCATCAATGTCCTCATCACTGAGGGGCTTTTGTTGGTGCATTTCGATGTTAGGATCTTCGTTGATGTCAATGTCAATGTTGTCGTATTGGTTCATGTCGTTGCTCTTTGTTGATTGTTGTTGTGTGTCTCCAATATATTATCATGTATTGTTTTGATGTGTCAAAAAAAAAGTCAAAAAAAAATGGCTACACGGGTACAAAGAACAATCGACAACAACAAAACCCGTGCAGCCAAAGCAATAATATCAGGGGTGTTGACGATCCGCAATACATCTTTTGATATATCGATCAAGTAAATCATCAACGCTGAGTTTGTGCCGCTTTGCAATCTTTTGCAGCTGGTCAAGCTGCTCATCACTCAAGGTGATCCTCACCCGCGTTTGCTCACTTCCCGTATTTTTTTTGTAATCGTATTTTTTTGGCATAGGTTAATTCCTCCACTAGCTCATTGATTGATTTCTTTTTGTTATTTGGCTGTATGTCCACAATAACACCCGCCCGCTCCTCATCGCGCTGCTTTTTCAGCTCCTCAGTTGGCTTGAGCGTGTCGATCCTCACATTTTCGTGTGTACGGCCCATCATAGGCACAGATAACCGACAATGAACCTGTGAGCCGTTTATTTGTTCGATGTAGCCCACAACAGGCATTTTCATCCATCCAACACTAAAAATTACTTTGTCATTTATTCTGTACATGTATCACCTCCTTATATGACTGCACATTGAATGAGGGCGGCAAAATCCTCAAGGTTTGGATCGGCCTCAATCTCATTGCGGATCTCATCGGTCAAGTTGCCACCGCGCACCCAATCAAACACCTCATTTGCACATTGCTCGTAATCGCTTGTATTTGCGCGAAAACGTGCCCAAAGGGTTTGCGCCTTGCCGTTGCCATCCATCGCAGCCGCTTGCGCCTTGTCGCTACTTTCAACAGCTTGCAATGCTTGCTCTTTGATTTCCTCAACAACCTCAGGCTCAAGGCTTATGGTGCTGAGTCTCATTTTGTTGTTGTCGTATCGTGTTGGCGGCTTGTCACTTTCCTTTGCAACCCAACGATCGCGAAACTTTGCAGCCCAACCGCGCCCCATATACATCCCGTTGATGTCGTTTGCAATAATGTACGTGTCGATCTTGCGGACCGCCTTTGAGACTTGCAACACGGTTGCACCCGCCTTGATGCTATCAAAATCAGCCTGTACATCAACGCTTGCCCATCCTTGAGCGGTTGCATGCTTTGCCCATAACTCACCCAACCAAAGATCACGCAAATCAACCTCATCATTGATGAGGGGTTTGATTTCCTTCGTAGGCTTAGTACTCTTTTTAATTGGATCTATTTCTTTTATCTCTTTACTGGATCTACTTAGGGGATCATTTTCGATCCCCCTACGGCTTAGAAATGATCCCCCATCGGATCGTTTTTGATCCTCCAAAGGCTCATTTTTGATCCCCTTTGGCTTAGAAATGATCCCCCCTACATCATAGATATTTGATGAGGTGCGCTTTGTGCTTCTCAGGTTGATCGCGCCCTTTTCGCGCAGCTCTTTGAGGCCCCGCTTTATGCTTCCCAATGATAGCCCTGTATTCTCAGCAAGTGTGCCCTTTGATGGAAACGCTTGCCCATCAGCACCCGCAAAAAAGCGCATTTCAATGAGTATGAGGATCGCGGCTTTGCTCAAGCCTTGAAATGCCCGTGCATCATCTTTGGTGATCTTGATAAATAAATCAGTCATATAATGTCCTATTGTTTGATTGTTGTTGTTGTCTCAATCAATATAACATAATGTATGATTTCTGTACAACAAAAAAGGGGCAATCACATGTATGTAGTACTTGACACCGAAACAACCGGCCTTTATTCGAACAGGCACGAAATGATCGCATATTGCGGCATCAAGCTCAATGCACAGCTTGAGGAAATAGGACGGCTGCACATAAAGATCAAGCCGCAAAACATCGCACAAGCAGATCCTCAAGCCTTGCGCGTCAACGGCTACACCGCAAACAAATGGCGTGATGCAATCGAACCAACAAAAGCGGGCAACATGATCGCTGATTTTATGAAGGATTGCATACCTGTTGCGCACAACTGGCCGTTTGATCGGGGCTTTATCCTTGCGCACCTCAACAAATACACCAACGGGCGCAAGATCTTGAGGCGGGGTATTGATACCGTATCTCTTGCAAGCGCGGTGTTTATTCCTATGGGTTACAAGAGCGTATCAATGCACACAATCGCTGATATTTTTGGATGGCCAACACAAACACATGAGGCCCTTGATGATACGCTTTATTGTATGCAGTTGTTTAGGCTTCTATACCCCTACAACGTGCGCAACATGATCAAGGTGCATGCAATGATATACCGTGCTAAGATACGCATGTATACAAATCCAATGCGGGGCAAAAACAATGGGGCTGAATCTTGATCAAATGCGCAATGCAACAGGCGCAACAGGCATAACAACAAACTACCAAACATCAAAAACGATGGCCCTGCAATATACAAAGTTTGGTACGGGGCAAATCAACATCCTTGCCTCAATGCTTGAGCTTCAACTTTCCAACATTTCAAGTGCTACCCAAATCTATGCAAGCGTATCACGGGATCAAGCTGGCGATGAATTTGTAATGACCGAAACACGCGCAGATATACAAACAGGTATCACCAACAACACAAAGGGCACGGCCTCTTATAGACTTGACATTATTGTCCGTGACGTGCAAGATAAAGTGTTATACTTACATGTGCGAACAAATACAGGCACAACAAATGTGAGCGCGGCCGCTTTGACCTATCAATATTAGGGTGTATCATGCCAATTGCAAACGTTTACAATGATGAAGGTGGCACAGGCACTGAAATCAACGCACAAGCGGGCCAAAAGTTGCAGATCGATGATTTTACATCTTTGTGCAACGGCTCAAACACACAGTTTACAACAACAAAAGACGTCACGAGCGGATCACTTTCGGTGTATCTAAACGGATTGAAACAAAGAGCAAGCGAAGTATCGATCATTGATGATCGTAACTTTGAGTTTTCAAACCCGCCGCTGACAGGGGATACTTTGGAAGCGGTATACAACACAACGGAGTAAAAACCTCATGACCATATCTATTAGAGGCTCACAGATAAAAGATAATACAATCACCTCAAGCAACCTTGCATCAGGGATTATTGATAGCTCATCACTTTTGGGATCGGGCGTTGTTTCGTCGGCTGCTCTTGCGGCTGATTCGGTCGTATCGGCCAAAATCGCAGACGGGGCAATTGACAGCGCGGCATATCTTGCAAATGACGTTGTAACCGCTGCAAAGATTGATCTCAGCGGTACATTTGACTTTTCAAGCGGCACGGTTTCTGTTGCTACACCCACCGCCGATGCACACGCAGCCACAAAAGCATATGTTGACGCATCCGCACAGGGCGTACACTGGAAAGAATCGGTGATCGCAGCATCAACCGCAAACGTTGACCTTGCAAGCGCACCATCTGCGATCGATGGGGTTACACTTTCAGCTGATGATCGTGTACTTATTAAGGATCAAACCGATGCAAGCGAAAACGGGATCTATGTATTTGCATCAAGCGGATCCGCAATGTCACGCGCTGAGGACGCTAATACAGCGGCTAAGCTTGAGGGCGCGGCGGTGTTTGTCCGTCAAGGTTCCACACAGGCTGACGGCGGGTATATTGTCACCACTGATAACATTACTTTGGGCACAACTGATATTTCAATCACTCAATTTACCGGCCTTTCTTCCATCACAGCTGGCGATGGATTAAGTAAAAATTCAAATACTTTATCGATCGATTTGTCCGCAACATCAGGGCTTGAGTTTTCAAGCGGTGAATTGCAAGTCAAAGTAGCCAACGGGCTTGAGCTCGTTGCGGGTGGTACACAAGTAAAACTCAACGGATCAACACTATCCTTGAGCGCAAGCGGCTTGAGCGTTGGCACAATCACCTCAAGTGAATTGGGCGCAAACTCTGTAACCGGCGCAGCCATTGCGGACGGTGCGATCGGTGATAGCGGGCTTTTTGGATCCGGTGTTGTTGATGCGGCGGCCATCGCCTCAGGTGCGGTAACATCGGCCAAATTGGGATCGGCATCCGTTTCCACAGCGAAGGTGCAAGATGCGGCCATCGACGAAAATAAACTAGCCTCAAGCGTTGCGGGAAATGGTCTTTCAGGTGGTGCAGGATCTGCTCTTGCTGTGTCTGTCGATGATTCCACAATCGAAATCAACGCAGATTCTTTGCGCCTCAAAGACGGCGGGATCACAAATGCCAAAATGGCAAGCGATTCCGTGGACACAAGCCAGCTGGTAGCGGATTCCGTGACAGCGGCCAAAATCGGCGCGGCTTTCTATCAAGAGGTTTTCCAAGTTTCAGGCTTATCAACATCAAGCTTTGATCTTGCGCGCTCACTTGATAGCGGTTTCTTTTCAGGTGTGATGGTATTCAAAAACGGTCTTAATCTTTTGAACATGACCGCTTTGAGCGATACCGCAGCCAATAACAATGAGTATGCCGTTGCCAATACAGGCGCGGGCGGTGTTGGAAAGGTTACATTTGGTGGTAACCTTGACAACGGTGATGCTGTATTGGTTGTGTACTTCACATAGAAATATCTACAAACAAAACGGCTCCTTGAGTTTTGTGCCCGCATCTTTGCGGGCTTTTTTGTGCAAAAAAAAAGGCCCCGTGTGGGGCCTGTTCTTTGTGTGTTGTTGTGACTATTCATCACACATAAACATCCAACATTGAGCATTTTGATCAAGATTTTCTTTGTTGGATTTAAGGATCTTTTCAAACTTATTTTCAATATAATCAACCAATCGATCTACATTTCGATCATGTGCGCTTAATGCAAACGTATCCATAATCATTGACCATTTTTCATCCGTATTATTCCACTCATTAGCAAGCCTCAAAGCCTCAATGTGATCATAGTTTGGGTTTGTTGTTGTTATTGCATTGATCATTTGTTTTTGCCATTCATTCATTTTGATTGTCCTTTGTTGTTGGTTACTTAATCAATATAGTATATTGAAAAGAGAAGTGTCAAACAATCTTTTGATCTTTTTTGTTTTGTTATCCTTTGGCAAGCTCTTTTTTGACTTGCTCTTTTAATCGGATCTCGTGAATTTGTTCCTTTAAAGGCTCCAAAATAGCAAAAAGTTTCTTTTGCCCACGTTCCAAACTATCGATCCGATTTGAAAAACTTTCAACAAGCTGCGTGCGATCTTTGTTCAAATCGCTGATCACTTTCTCAAATCTTGATCGGATTTCTGTCTCCTCAGCGCGTGCCTCTTGTCGAATCTCGCGGGCCTCTTTGCGGCTTTGTTCGCGTGTTTCCTTGAGATCCTTTTGCGTTTGCACATAGCTGTAAATCATCCACCCTAAAAAAGGGCTGTTGGTTGCAAGGTTGACCCATAGATCATGATAAGTATTTGGATCCATTTTAATCCTCAATGAGCGTGTAAGTAAATTTATCGCCCAACCCCGCAGCAACTTGCATTTTGCAAAGCATCATGAGGCGGGCAAAATCTGCGGGGTGTTGTATCACTGTGCAACCCGCTGAGAATCGACCCACTTGACGCGCGATCTTATCCTTCAAAGCCCTGTGACAGTTGATCCCAAAATACCCCGTTTCGCTTGTTCTTTGATCTTGTATCAAGTCTTTGTTTGCATCGCGCCACACTGTGACAGGCGCGTTTTTTTGACATAGGGCCTCATACTTGCCCCGATGTAATCCAATCGACCACACGCCGCGATACTGGCCGG